AATCCAATCACTTTAGGAGAAAAGAAAAAAATCTTTTCAAAAGCTGATAGTGCTGGAGTTATGGTTGTGAACGATGTTGGTATTCTTGCTGATATTGTAGTCATGAAATCTCTTGACAAAGACGGAAAAAAACTTTTTATTCCTGAAGACAAGATTGCTATTATGCACAAAGTAGATTCTGATGTCCTAGCCAAGATAGCAACAGCCATCATGAAGACTCCTACCCCTGACGATCAAAAAAAAAAATAAATTCTGACATAAGCCTAAAAAATATGTTAGTAGTTGCTGATAGGTTGAAAATAACTTTTTCAGAATTACTAAATATGACTGAAGAAGAATTCAATCTTTGGTTAGGCTTTTTAAGTATAGAGCAAAACTATCATGAATCTGAAATGAGAAAAGCGAGACATAAATAATGGCACAAAATTTACATATTAATATCCTTGCAAAAGATAGAACAAAACAAGCATTAGGTGCGGTACAAGCTGGATTGGGAAGATTGAAAGGTGCTGTTTTTTCTATCCAGTCAGCATTATTAGGAGTGGGTGGTGCTTTAGTTATTCGTTCTTTAACCAAAGTTGGAAGCGAAGTTGAAAATTTAAAAATCAGATTTGCATTTTTATTCAAAGGAATGAAAGAAGGTAATAAAGCCTTTGATGAATTAATTGACTTTGCCGCTAAAGTTCCTTTCTCTCTTGAAGAAATTAGTACTGCATCAGGAAATCTTGCTGTCGTATCTAAAGACGCAAAAGAACTCGCAGAAGTTCTAGCTGTTACTGGTAATGTTGCAGTTGTTACAGGATTGGATTTTAGACAAACTGGTGAACAAATCCAAAGAGCATTTTCAGGTGGTATAGCGGCCGCAGATGTATTTAGAGAAAGAGGTGTTCGTGATTTATTAGGATTTGAAGCTGGTGCAAAGAAAACAGCTAAACAAACCAAAGAAGCATTTTTTAAAACATTTGGACCAGATGGAGAATTTGGTAAAGCGATGGAAGTTATGGCAACGACTTTCACTGGTACTCTTTCAATGTTGTCAGATAAGTTATTCAAATTTAAACTACAAACCGATCAAGCTGGATTTTTTGATTTTGTTAAAAATGCTTTGGCAGTCATTAATCAAATGATTGAAAAAAATGAAAAAATACTTGTATCTTTTGCACAAAAATCATCAACGATGTTAATTAGTGTTATTAAAAATTCATTACTAGGCGGTGCTGTTCTTATTGATTTATTCAGACCAGTCTTTGTTTATATTGCTGGAGCATTAAAAGGAACTTTTGACATAGTGCGATCTTTACCACCTGGAGTTAGAGAGCTTGGTATTATTGGTTTTTTAATGTTAGGTAGAAAAGGAAAATTATTAGTTTTAGTTATTGGGGGAACAATAGATATAATTAAAAAACAACTTGCTGATTTAATGGTCGGCTTTGCAGATTTTAACCAATCAATTTTAGATTTTAGAAAAAAATGGCATCTTGTAACAAAATCTGGTGCTAAAGAAATTCAGGAAATGAATGATGATATTAGAAAAACAGCAGAAGAAATTTCAAAACCTATGGAAGAAATCGCTGATAATTTACAAAAAAATGAAAGATATACAGAAGACTGGATGATCTTAACTAAAAAATTAAACAAGTTTTTTGAAGATGTAAATGTAAATATCGTAGTTAGCCAAGAACAATTAAGAAAATTATTAGAAAGAATTAAAGGTGCTGATGAATCAACTGAAAGTTGGTCAATCTCCATGACATCAGTTGCAGAAATTATTCAAGAACAGCTTAAAAAAGGTTTGGACAATATTAATCAAACGATTGCAAAAGAAATTGTAGGTGGAATTAAATCTTGGTCAAAAGGCATGGCAGAAGTTTTAGTTCTCGGAAAAGAACTTGGAGAAACAATGAAAGCGATTGCTCAAAAATTCATAGTCAACTTAGTAGCAAAAGCTATTGAACTTGTTTCTCTTTATGCGTTGATGGCGTTCTTTAAGAAAATGGGTTGGATTACAGATCAAGATGATGCAACAGTTATGAAAGAAAAAATAGATTTAGAAAAAAAAGATTTAGCTATCTTATCCACCAAACTTGCTGTTGAAACAGCAATCACAAGACAAAAACTGGCACAAAATGCCGCTATGGGTGGTGGAGGCGGAGGTAGTAAGTTAGGTATGATTTTAAGTTTTGCTTCAATGTTTAAGCAACATGGTGGAGCAGTAGGAAAGGGACAACCTAAAATCGTGGGTGAACGAGGTCCCGAATTGTTTTTACCCAACACATCAGGACAAATAACTCAAAACGCTAGAGGAACTGGTGGAGGTTCTACTAATGTCAATTTTAGTATAACAACTTTAGATGCAAGTGGATTTTCAGAAATGTTAGTTCAAAACAGAGGCACAATTTCTGCAATTATTAATCAAGCTGTTAATGAGAGAGGAGCAAGTAACATAGTCTAATGAGTGGTGCATTTCCAATATCCAACGCAAAATTTGAAACAATGGGCATTAAGTCCATACAGAATACTATTATCTCAAAATCCGATAGTGGTAAAAGATTAGCAAGACAAGTTGATGGACAACGATGGGGTTTTACCATTTCCATTATTACCTCCAATCGTTCAAATGTTTATGGAGAGTTAATGGCTTTTATAGTTAAGCAAAGATCAGGCAAAGAAACTTTTACGATTATCCCTCCTGAAATTAGCGATGCTAGAGGAAATGAAACAGGAACAATTTTAGTTGATGGAGTTCACGCAGTTGGAGATACAACGATTGATTTAGATGGATTTGATGATGATGGTGCTGGGAGATTTTTGGCCGGGGATTATATTTCATTCAATTCCCATAGTAAAGTCTATATGATTGTTTCTGACGTAACCAGTTCCAGTAATGCCGCAACGGTTACAATCGAACCACCTTTAACAACAGCTTTGGCAAACAATGGTGCTGTTACTTATGACAGTGTTCCTTTCACAGTTTATTTAACTTCCGACATTCAGGAATTTGGATCATCTGGTGCAGATAAAGATGGAAATTTATTATACAAATACGAGCTTGATGTTGAAGAAGCATTATAATGAAATATCTCATCAAGCACTGGTTAAATGTGGATTGTCTTGCGGAGGCGATAGTTGATGAAACTGAAATTAATGCAAACACCAACGATCTTAAAAAATATCAAACTCCAAATAGTCAATTCAAATTTAAAGTGATACAAGGAGATGAAAAAATAATAAGGACAACTTTCGAAAAATATGACGAGAAGTCTAACATCACCAGTCAAGGCAGAACTAGGAACAAGTGAAATACGACCAGTTCATCTTATTACTATTAGTTTTGGTACTCCTGTTAATCTTACAGATTGTTCATTTGATTTAACTTCTTCTGTATCAGGTTCTTCCGTTACCTATTCTGCCTCTAAATTTATAATGGGCATTTCGGATTTTACAGAAGAAACAGATATATCCAAACAATCCTTTGACCTGACTTTATCAGGTGCAGATCAAACTTTTATTTCAGTATGTTTAAATGAAAACATAGTCAATGATGGAGTGGTTGTTTATAGAGGCTTTTTAAATGACAGTAATGCCTTAATTGCCGATCCATTTCTTTTATATAAAGGAACAATAGATACTTTCGGCATTTCAGAATCAGGAACAGGAAGCAGTGTTACATTGAGGATTGTTTCTCATTGGGCGGATTTTGAAAAAATGAATGGAAGAAAAACAAATAACATTTCACAGCAAAGATTTTTCAGCACAGACGTTGGAATGGATTTTAGTAGTGAAACAGTTTTAGATATTAAGTGGGGTAGAGCATAATGGGTTTCAATCCTATTAAATGGGTAACCAAGACAGTTAAAAAAGTTGTTAAAACAACAATTAAAGTTGTTAAAACATTTATATCTTGGTTAGCTCCCCAACCTGACATACCTGATTTTGGGGATAGTGAATTTGATGATTTTGAAAAAGGTATTTTATTAAATAAACAATCCAACGATGCAAGTATTCCTGTTATTTATGGAACTCGCATGATTGGTGGAACTAGAGTCTTTCTAGAAAGTTCTGGCACAGATAATACGAATTTATACATGGCAATCGTTTTATGCGAGGGAGAAATAAACGATATTACTTCAATTAAAATAGATGATAAAACGGTTACTTGGTCAGGCGATCTTGCAGATAATTCACAAGTTACAGTTAATACTTCAGATGGAAATTTTTATAAAGATTCAGCAAGTTTAATTACAGTAGAACCTCATTATGGTACGGACGCCCAAAGTGCCTCGAGTCTTTTATCAACTTTGGATAGCTGGGGATCGAATCATAAACTTTCAGGGCTTGCGTATTTGGCATTAAAATTTACTTGGAATCAAGATGCCTTTCAAAGCATTCCAAAAGTTCAAGCTGTTGTTCAAGGAAAAAAAGTAGTTTCTTATGATGTAAGTTCGGTAGCACAAGCTGCGGCATACTCCGATAATCCAGCTTGGTGTTTATTAGATTATTTAACCAATGCAAGATATGGAAAAGGTTTAGCAATAAGCGATATTAATATTCCAAGTTTTTATACAGCGTCAGGTGTTTGCGACACCAATGTTACTCCTTATACTGATGCAAGTGTGATTGATATTATGGATTGTAATGCAGTGATAGACACTTCTAAAAAGATTATTGAAAATGTTAGAGAAATATTAAATGGGTGTCGTGGCTATTTACCTTTTACGAGTGGCGAATATAAATTACTTATTGAAACAACTGGTTCTGCAAGTATCACTTTAACCGAAGATGATATTATTGGTGGCTATTCATTACAAAGCGAAGATAAAAATTCTAAATACAACAGGGTTATAATTTCTTTTGTTAATCCTGATCGTAACTGGCAAGTAGATGAGATTCAATTTCCAGAGGTCGATGACAGTGGTTATGCGGCGGCTGACCAACACGCAACAATGAAAGCCGCTGACGGAGGTTTTTTATTGGAAAATCGAGTGGACATGAAAACGATTACTTCACCGTATCAGGCTTTAGAAATGGCAGAGGTCATTTTAAGAAGATCAAGAGATGCTTTAAAATTAGATATTAACTGTGGAGGAGATGCTTATGATCTAGCGATAGGAGATATTGTGGCGATAACTCATTCCTCAATAGGTTTTTCTGCAAAAGATATGAGAGTGGTTGGAATAGCTTTCAATGAAGATTACACAATAGGACTTTCCTTAATTGAACACCAAAATGCACACTACACTTGGGCAACCAAAACACAAGCGGCAACAACTCCCTCAACTACTTTACCTAATCCTTTTTCTGTTGTTGCTCCAGCTTCCGTTACCCTTGATGACGAACTAATCGAATATTCTGATGGTGTGGTTTTAACTCGGCTTAATATTGTTGTAGGTGTTTCAACAGATCAATTTGTTCAATACTATCAAGTGGAAGCCAAACAAAGTACAGAATCAGATTATAAAATTGTAGCAAAAGGAACTGAATTAAACCACGAAATGCTTAATGTGGTTGATGGAAAAACTTATAATGTAAGAGTTAAAGCCATTAACGCACTCGGAGTTTCTTCAACTTATACTTCTGAAAATCGGACTGTCATTGGTGCTACCGATACACCCTCTGATGTTTCTACATTATCAGTATCAATGGTAGGATCAGAACAATTACAATTACAATGGACTCCTGTTTCGGATTTAGATGTTTCATACTATGCAATTCGTTATCAAGACGTTTCGAGTGGTGCTGGTTGGAACTCATCAACAAACTTAACCCAAGTCGTAAGAAGAAAATCTAATAATGTTACGATCAATGCTCGTACGGGAGCATTTCTTATAAAGGCGGTAGACAAACTCGGCAACGAATCAGATAACGAGGCAATCGTTTACACGAACATTTCAGGACTCGAACATTATACAGATGTTGCTACTTATAATGAAGAAACTGCTTGGAGTGGAACATTTGATGGCGACTGTGTTAAAGGTTTAGATTCTTCTGACATTCCCATAGCCACACTAGATACCATTACTTTATTCGATTCGACTGTGGGAGATTTTGATGATGCAGAGGGAATTTTTGATTTAGGTGGAACAGATGCCACTTCCAACCCCACTTATTATGATTCAAATATTGAATCATCAGGAAGTTATATAGGAGCAAATACCATTTCACTAGATGCAGTTTATGACTCAACTTTTCAGGCAACAGTCGATATGGTTACTAATGATATGTATGATTTATTTGATAGCGGTCGTGGTGTTAGTCTTTTTGATGACTGTCCAGCACCCTTTGATGGAACAGCACCTTCAAAATGTGATGCTTTTCTACAAGCTGGTTTTAGTGAGGGTTCTTTAGGTGCGATTACAAGTTATACAGATATTTCACAACAAGCCACTTTCAAAGGAAGATATTTTAAATTTAGATTAAAATTGACGAGTGATGACAACAATGCTAGACCTGAAGTTTCTAGTATGCAGATCAAAATGGTATTAGAAAAAAGACTGGAAAGTGAAGAAGATGTAGTTAGTGGTGCTGGAGCAAAAGCGATTACTTATACTAACGCATTTTACGCAAGTCCAGCAGTTGGGATAGCGGCTCAAAATATGGTAACGGGTGACTACTACACAGTTTCTAGCAAAACAAAGACAGGATTTACGATAACCTTTTATAATAGTTCTGCGGTAGCACAAGACAGAACCTTTGACTATGTTTCAAAAGGATATGGTTTGAAATCTTAAAACTAATGGTATAAAAGAATAAAAAGGAATTAAAAAATTATGAGTACAGTTTCAGATTATAGTTTAGCGAATCAGGGCTTCTCGGCTTTTCGTTCAGAACTGAACGATATTCTTGGAGCAATCAAC